CGTACCCGGATTACCACCACCGCCGGCGGCGTGAAGTTGGGTGACGGGTATTCGTCACTGTTCACCGACTTCTTCGGGATGGAACCGATCTACGCAAAGAAGCGTGGCAAGAGGATCTGGGGCAAGGTGGACAATGCCAAAGACCCGCAGCGGGAAGAGAACAAGCGGCTGTCTCAGGGCATGGATATACTGAATAAGGTGGCGTCTTACGGCTGGTTCATTGACGATACCACCTTTGCCACCCCGGAGGAGAAGGAGAAATTCCGCAGAACATCGTCTACACCGGGTTTCGTGGCGGAAGTGCAGAACATCAACAATAAACCTGTGAAGGAGGAGGGTGTCCGCTTCCCCACGGAACTCACTAACTATACTGTGATGATGTCCAACAAGATCCGGGATGTCCTGAACATTACACCCGTTTCCGGGGAAATCCGGTCGGACGTGTCCGGTGCGGCGATTGAGGAGAGGCGGAAAGAGGGATTGACGGGCAACGAGTTCCTCTTTGACAACCTTGCTCTCGCCAAAAGAAACATAGGTCGAAAACTCCTGAAACTTGTGGCGAAGATATATACGCCCGACCGGATTCTCCGTTTACTCAAGAACTCCAATTACAAGGATCAGGTGGTGATTGACGGCAAACCTTTCGACGAGCAGGATCAGGGCGCCATCCGTCGGCTGCTGGAAGATTCCGATCTACTGAAATACGATGTAGAGGTATCGGAATCGAAGCACTCCCCGACGGTGAAGATGGCGAACTTCCTGATGTGGGCGGACATCGCAAGGCAGCGGCCGGAAGTGCCGTTGTCCTTCCTGATTAAGCTGTCTGACCTGCCGGACAAGGACGAGTACCTGCAAATGTTTGAGCAGCAACAGCAGCAGGCGCAGCAGCAGGAACAGCAGAAGTATCAGACGGAAATACAGAAGGCGCAGATCGCATCTGCGAATAAAGGGAATGGAGCAGGAACACCGCAATAGGATTTTGGGGGCACGAAGCACCCCGGAAAGGAAACGGCCATGAGCGAAGAGATCAAAGTAGACGAGCAGCAGGGCACGGAAGAGACCGTAGAAGATCGTCCGGTAGAAGAAGTCGTTGGGATGACTGACGATGAGTTGGAGAAGGTGCTCTCCGGGGAACCAGAGGGAGAACCTCAACCCGAAAAGGAAGCCGAAGAACCGCCCGAATCGGACAAGACGGAAGAGGAACCTGCAACAGAAGAGCCGAAGGCTGAAGAGCCGAAGGTCGAAGATGTGCCGGTAGATATTGAGAAACTTCGGAAACAGTTGGCGGACAAGGAACTGTTTATCCAGCGACAGGGTACGGAAATCGGGGAACTGCGGAAACAGAATGTAGAGTACAAACAATCGGCGGATGCGCTTTGGAAAGGCAAGAAGGAAGAGGGTTCGGAGAATACCGATCCGGAAGCCGTGAGGGATCGACTGTACGAAGATCCTGCGGCAGTGATCGACTCACGAATCGCCTACCTGAAGGCCAAGGAAACGGAAATTTCCAACCGGGTGCGTACTGCCGTCCCTGAAATCGACAACCCGGAATACGTGGAAAAGCTGGCACAGGCAGCGTTGGAGTCCGGCGATCCCGAAGCGGTCGTCACGGCATTTCGCAGGAACCCGGCAAGTTTCGGTGTGGAACCGTTACTGGAACTGAAACGCCGGTTGGAGGCCAAGGAACACTCTTCGGCGGAAGAGGCAAGGCAGAAAGAGATCGCAGACCTCAGGGCCAAGTTGGAATTGGTTGAAGGCAAAAAAAAGACAGGTAACATCAATGAAAAGATTCAGAGGGCAGTCGGGGAGTCGCAAACACTCTCCGGCGACTCCGGTCAGGCATCTACGGAAGAGGGTCCGGCAGCGGTTTCCGAATCGCAACTGGCGAATCTCACAGATGCGGAACTGGAAGCCATGCTGAAAAAAGGATAGGAGGTAGAACCAGATGGCTCAGACAACCTTTAGCACCAGTAACAATCTGACCAAGAAAGCATGGGAGGAAAAATTATTCCGTAAATAATTGCGGAATTAAAATCGGACTATATGCTGGAAACTCTTGACAGGTTCCAACTACTCATAGGAGTGACAATGTTGGGAATAAAGACAATCAGCAGGAAAGATTTTGAGACTGACATTGCATGGCTTGCAGGATTCATAGACGGAGAAGGATGTTTTTACTTGGGATTCAACACAGCATATGACAGGCAGAAACCGAGGAAAACGATGAGAACTCTCATAATGATCGGCAATACAGTTGCAGAGCCTATTGAAAAAGCGACTCGTATATTGTGCGATCACGGTGTCGGGTTTTCCTCAACCTACCATAAGCCGGATAATCCCAAATGGAGTCCGTCGATTGCAATCAAAATTTGCGGACAGAAACGGGTGCAGAAACTTTGCGAGCTTCTTCTCCCATATTTGTCGGGCAAAAAAGAAAATGCACTGCAAATGATCCATGCGATTCGTTACCGGCAGGAACTGGCAGAAGAGTTTGGTGGGAACAACAAAAACTCTGCGCTGATAGACAACCCTATTCTCCAAATGATGGCATCAAGGATGAAAGAGTTGACGGCGTTCCGAAAAGACCTGTCGAAATATTCGAGAATCGCAAGCAAGCCGTTCAGTCTCAAAAAATCCTCACAGGCCATATGTCTGACCGCCCTGAGCAAAGAAGATTGCATTAGGAAGCTCAGGACGGATGATATGGTCGGAGCTGCATGGAGACATGCAGAGGCAGGCGGAACCGAAACGACCTGCCCCGCTTAGGCGGTAACAAAACTGGACACGGTCAAGGAATCCTATTTCTCCCGCTTCTTCGGAACGAGCACGAACAGCATCGTTCAGGTCAACACCCGTCTGTCGAAAGAGAAGGGCGACCAGGTACGGTTTGGTATCCGTATGCGGTTGACCGGCGCTGGCGTGACGGGAGACAACACACTGGAAGGCAATGAAGAGAAATTGCAGACGTACAACCATGATGTCGTGCTGGAACAGTATCGGCACGCCGTCCGGGATGCCGGTGGGATGACCCGTCAGCGGGCTATGTTCTCCATTGATGAGCAGTCCAAGCTGGCGATCATGGATTGGGGTTCGGAAAAACTCGATGCCCTGCTCTTCTCCGCCATTGACGGATCCCCCACCAAACAGCTTTGGGGTGGCAGTGCAACCAGCAAGGCCACTTTGACCACCAGCGATACCCTGACTGAGTGGTTGATCTCCAAGGCGAAGGCGTGGGCCATTACCGGTGGGAACCGGGGGCAGACGCCGTTACGTCCCGTCAAGGTCGGTGGCAAGAACTATTTCGTTCTCGTCGTCCATCCTGACGTGATGTACGATCTGAAACAGTCCACCGCCTTCCTGAACGCCCGGCGTGAAGCGGAGAAGCGTGGGAGTGAGAATCCGCTCTTCACCGGTTCCTCGGCTATCTGGGATGGCGTGGTCATCCACGAGCACGAGAACTGCACCATCGGTACGGACGCCGGTTCAGGCGGCAACGTCCCTTACGCCAACTGCTATCTCATGGGGGCACAGTCCCTTTGTCTGGCATGGGGTAAGCGAGGGAGTGTCGTGCAGGAGACTTTCGATTACGGCAATCAGCATGGGTATGCCTACGGAATGATCTGCAAGGCCAGCAAGCCGAGCTTCAACAGCAAGGATTACGGTTCTCTCCATATTCAGATTGCGAGAACCCAGATTGCGGATGCGTAAATAGGAGGATGAATAATGGCAACTGTTACAACTTTTATGACAGGCGAGGAGACGTTACAACGATTGGGCGGTGAGGTTGTCCTCGCCAAACAGGAGTTGGATTTCTCCGCTACAAATGTCAGTGCGTCTGATGTCGTGCAGGCACTCAACATTCCTGCCGGGGCTTTCGTGACGGCGGTGTGGGTTTATATCAACACGGCTGAAGGTGGAACGTCCACCAATGACATTGGCGACGGGTCCGATCCCAACGGTTGGGATGATGCCGTGAACTTCAACGCCACTGCCGGAACGGTCACGAGAACGACTCAGGGCACGGATGCCTACGCTGTGGGGAAATACTACAGCGCAGCGGACACCATCGACATTGTTCCAAGTGCCGATCTCGACACCGCTGTTGTTACCGTCATGGCGATGTACTCCATGATCGAAAGCGTGTCTTAACATCTCAGAAGGGGGAGGGGCAACCCTCCCCCCTTGATTAAGGGTGTAAAATGGCAACTTCCGGCTCTTACGATTGGACAATGACCTGCGACAATATCATTCGCCGTGGGTTACGGCTGGCGGGCTTATTGCGGACAGGGGAAACGCCCGTCCCATCGCTCAAGTCCGATGCGCTGGCAACGCTGAACAGTATTTTGCAGGAACTCCACAGGAAGGGCATGGGTCTGTGGTCACTGAGCGAGGCCACGGACACTCTGGCTGAGGCCGCCACACACACCATCAGCGATTCTACAATACTCGGTGTTGCCGGAGTCGCCTTCATCCGGGACGGCAGTACCGACACTCCGGTAGAGATTATCGACCGTCACGAATGGGCGGATATCACCGATAAAACTTCCACCGGTCTGCCCACGAGGATGTGGGTGGAAACCAAAGTCGGAAGTCTTGTACTTCACTTTGACGAGATCCCCGACAAGGCGACCTACGACCTGCACTACTTCCAGATCAAGAGATTGGCCGACTTCGATGCCTACACCAATACGGGGGACTTCCCCGACCGGTGGATCGAGACCGTCGCCGTCGGGTTAGGGGCGACCTTGGCGTTGGAGAATCCGGGGATGGACGTGGACCGGATTGACCGCCTGACGTTGCAGGCGAAACGGAAATTAAGAGAGGTGAAGCGGGACATCCGGGAGAAGCCTACCCGGACCATCGTGGAGCCGAGCTATGAGGTATAGATGTCAGTATTCACGGATCTCCATAACCTGATACGATTCAGGATCAAGGACGAGGGGACGGACACCGAGTATTTAGACGCTACACTCTGGACGCTCGGGCAGGAAGCCATCCGCACCATCCACCGCATACTGGTAGAGGTGGGGAGTGACCATGTGATTTCCCGGTCAAGTTTTACGGCGACCAACACGGCATCCGGGCAGGACATCAGCGGTTCGCTGACGAACCTCATGGCGCCGGTAGAGCGGGGGATGAATTACGATACCGCCACGGATTCCTACACGCTGACGCCCATGACCTTCGATAGGCTCAACCAATATTCTACTGGTGATACCGCATCCGGACCGGAGGAATATCTCTTTATCGGGTCAACGGTGTATCTGCGGCCCATACCTACGGCCAGTCCGTCAATCAACATCGACTTTTTCCAGACCGTAGACCAGTTCATGCCGGCGTCCAGCAGTGCTTCGTTGCCGTGGAGTGACCTGTTCAACGATGCCATTGTCTATTGGGTAGCGGAAGCGGTGATGGACCATAAGCGGATCTTCGATACCACGGAAGAGAAGGGATTGTTCTCCACCGTGACCAAGATGGTACTTCGGTCGATGCACGGCAAGGGTGGGGAATATCTCAGGGAGACGAAGTAAATGGCGACCCTGATACAACCGAAACTCACAAGCGTTCAGGTCATCCTTTCCGGCGGCGTCAACGCAGCGGAAGCGGATCAGGACAAGAAGCCGAATGAGGCCGACACTCTGATAAACTTCGTCTATGCCGCCGACTCCACCGCACCGGATATGCGAAAGGGTATCACGGCACTTTCTGGCAACACTACCGGCTCTCCGATCACTCAGATTTACAAATACGCCGGGCACATTCTCTGTGTCAGCGGCACGTATCTCTATTATCTGAACACTACAACGCTGACCAAAGTTGGTAGCGGTACGCCGGTAGCCCTGAACGGGGCAAAAACGAAGGTCTCCTTCCTGCCGTATAACTCTCAACTGCTGATCGGTTCC